GTTTAATCCAACCTTGTCAGCAACATCTTGACGAACACAAACAAAGAACAATCTTTCACGTGCTTGCGGTACACCGTAATCAGCAGCGTTCAATACATGATGCGTAACCAAATAACCAGGCTCAATCTTTTCAAATTCATTTTGAAATTGATGTAGCTTATCTCTTGCTTTACCCATCGTGATGCCTTTGACATTTTCAGCAATGATTACTTTGGGCTTAATGTCTTTGGTAATACGAATGAACTCAAGAAACAAATCTTCAATTGCTTCAACTACTTGATCGTCAGAATATTTTTTGACACCATCTTTGACTTCATAGCCACCAACAGTAACCATTTCACCTGTGTCAAAGTCAAAGTAACTATCTGATTCGTAATGAACTGCACCCTTCCAATTCTTTTCTCTTTTACCAGCAACAGAGAAAGCAGAGCATGGTGGTGAACCATCAAGTATGTCGAGTTCACCTTCTTTTAGATTCGCTACTTCAAGAAAATCTTTCCCATTAAGTTTTTTAATATCACCAGGTATAATTTTTGTGTCTGGGAAATTTGTAGAATAAGTTTTTATTGCTTCTTCAACAAACTCGTTGATAGCAATGACTTTACCACCAGCCAAACGATAACCCGTAGAACTACCACCGCCGCCAGCAAACGTGCTAACAACGGTAAACAATTCACGTGCGGAAGATTTTCTTACATCTTCAATCAAATAGTGTTCGTATTTCGTCACGATCTTTCCAATCTCTGTAGACATCCAACATTCTTTTTCTTCTTTTAAAATTAATTTCTTTACATTCTAGCAGATATTCAAATGCCTTGTCAACACCCGAACCCAATTGAAGATTAATGTGATGTTTGGGTTTACCAATTGTTTTAAATTCGGTAAACGATTCTACCACATGATGTTTTTGGTAAGGCTGATTGACTTGAAACCAATCGAATTGGTGAAAGTAATCAATCACTCTTTGATCAGTATATGGTGTTATGTACTCTTTATTGTAGTATTTGCTGAGTGCCAATTGTTGTCTGAGTCCTGGCGGATCACTCAAATAGCTTGCTCGAAATTGATCAAACAATTCTTTTGGTTGTTTGAAATGTATGCAAGCTTTTTTAGAAACACCATAATGACCATCAGCGGCAAATCCTGAAAGAATTATTTTTTCTTTTATTTGTGGGAAAATGTACAGAAATGGAAACGTACATTCATACTGAGTCTTCTTAACACACTCAAACTTTGTTCGTAAAATATGAAAATCATTCTCAAGATTGTCTGTTGGAACAATTACTTTTGTAAACTTCCAATTCATTTTTTGTGATGTATCTTCTGCCTTAGACGCATCATAAGTTGGCAAATCTTTTAAATGAAATGAGTATGCGTGTACATTATATCCCAGTCTGTTTGCGGCAAGAGCAACCGACAACGAATCTGCACCACCAGACAAAAGAACAGCCACTTCTTTATCGTGAACGTTTTCTTGTATTATTTTTTCAAGAAGTTTATCTATCATTGTTTCTTGTTCTGCCTTATGATTTTCTTGACTAGTTTGGTTGCTTTCTGTCTTGCCATTTTCAAAGCAAGTGGCTTAACAAGATTAGTGTATCTTACTCCGTCAAGATGATCAAGTTCGTGGAGGAAACAACGAGCAGATAACCCATGAAGTTTTACTTGTTTAATATCACCAAACTCATCAGTAAATTCTGCTTCAATCCACGAAGGTCTATCGACATTTAAAAACAAACCTGGAAAAGAAAGACAACCTTCTTTATCTTTTACTAAAGGCCCTTGATCAATGATTTTGGGATTGATACACACTAACTGAAACTCTTCTGTGCCAATAACAAACATTCTTTCAGCAACACCACATTGATTGGCAGACAAACCTAAACCAGCATACAGTTTCATTGTCATCTTCAATCTTTTGGCTAATGTCACTAATGCTGGCGCTGGAAATCCACCACTGTATTCTGGTATCTTTTGCCCAAGCATAAAATAGTCTTCACCAAAAACACGTAAAGGATCGACCCTTTCTACCTGCTGTAAACCCGCAGCGGTGTCAATTGTTAGTATCTCACTCATTTCACTATCCTTGAAAAGTTTTTAATCTTATCAAACCTAATTGTGTTCGCAAACTTATCTTGTAGTATGTCACCTTTGTGACTAATTACAAATAGATTTACATCATCTAAACTGTGAAGAATCTTCATCAATTCTTCAGTGCCTGTGCTATCTAAACTTGAGTCGAACACTTCATCAAGTATCAAAAGATTTGTATTGGTAGAGTTCTTTAACTTAGCAATTGCTCTCCATGTCAACATCAGTGCCATATCGATTCTTTGCTTCTCACCTTCTGAGAAGTTGTGATAAGAAAAGTCATCACGATGGCGTGACTTAATTGTTTCTTTAAACGATTCATCAAGATTGAAGTTCACAAAGAAATCCATGCTTGTCAAATACTTGTTTACCAACTTGTTTATCACGGGCAGATATTGTTTGATAATATTTGTTTTGATGCCAGTGTCTTTAAGTAATACTGAAGCAACGTCAAGATAAGACTTCTCTTCAATTAAAACTTTGAGTTCTTTCTGTGCTTCTTCAATTTGATTTTGAATTGTTTTTAATTCACTCTCATCAATGTTTTCTTGTTTTATTTTTCCTACCTGTTCAATTTGTTTTTGTAATTTCGTAATTGAATCATTTAAACCTTTTACGCTGGTCTGTGTCGTGGCTAACTGAATACGAACATTTGATAATTCTTTTTCTTTCTCACGCAGTTCGGCAACAACATTTTCTTGTGCTGTAATTTTTGCTTGAAGTTCTGTCAAACCATTAATGAGTTCATGTTCTTTTGATAGAAGTTCGACCATTTGCCCCTCTTTAAACTCCAAGGTAATGGCTTGCCTACAGGTTGGGCAATCAGCATTGTGTTCATAGAACTCTCTATCTGTACCCACTTTGGATATTTTGCTTTCAATCTGAGATTCAACTTTTTTAAACGAAGTAATCTTCTTTTCATTCTCAGGAATTTTAGCACAGATTTCCGATAAGGTTTGCTTGGTTTGCTCCAAGTTGTTAATGTCATCATGTAAGGTGCGTATGGTTTCTCTATACAGAAGTATCTCTTTCTCATACTCTTTTACCTTCTCTTCGTTGTCTTGAATGAGTTTGTCTTGATGCTCTTTCTTCAACTCATATTTTTGAAACAATAGTGATACATCATTCTTTTTTTCTACAGTTAAGTCTTTATTGTTTGACAGTCTTTCTTTTACTAAACCATTCATTGTAGAAAAGATTTGAATGTCTAACAAATCCTCAATGATCGCACGACGATCAGCAGAAGATAACTGCATGAATGGTGTAAAGGATGCTGAACCAAGAATAACAATCTGTGTAAAAGACTTGTAGTTTAGTTTGAGAATAAACCTCTCTAGATAGTCTTGATAATCTCTTACAGCCGCATCTTGATTCAGCAAAACTTTATCTTGGTAAATTTCAAAGATATTCGGCTTGATGCCACGAACAATCTTGAACTCTTTGTTACCAATTGAAAACTCTATCTCAACTACAGCATCTCTGTTGTTAATTGAATTTATAAGATTCGGTTTGTTAATTGCACGGAAAGGTTTACCAAACAAGCCAAAGCACAATGCATCAAGCATGGTTGACTTGCCTGAGCCATTTGTACCTACAATCAGTGTATTAGCGTTACTGTTTAATGCTATTTCGGTAAAGTAATTGCCGGTGCTTAACAGATTTTTCCAACGCAGTGTTTTAAATAATATCATTCAGTAGTGGTACTCAGTGCCTCAACATAAAGTTCCTGCATAATTTTTTTTAGTTTATCAGACTCTACGTTGATTGTCAAATTGTCGATGTATTTGGAAAGTATTGTCATGGTATCTTCCGCTTGATCAATTAGTTCCTGGTCAACATCACCTGTCGTATCGGTGAAGTCTTCTACAATTGATATATCGGCAGCACCTGCTTTATAAAGATTATCAATTACAATGTCAAATAAAAATGGATTGAGTTTGTTTACCACAACCACTTTGACATAGCAACCTTCATAGATTGAATAGTCCATGAATGTTGGCTTATATCCTTCCGCAAAATGTTCAAGTTCATCATCGTAATTCAACTTGTAAAACATTCTGTATGGATTCTTAATAAACTCTTGCTCACGGGTATGTGTATCAAAGATAACAAAACCACGTGGATCATTGTAGTCTGCCCATGTCATTTCATTTGGTGAACCCACATAGTAAATATGTCCATCGTCTGAACGATGGTGAAAATGTCCAGACAATACTATATCATACTTGTTAAATACTGACTTGTCAATACCCTCATGACAAATATTGCCTCGATCCATTTCGAAACCTGATATTTCAAAATGTCCAAAAACAATCTGTGATTTGGAATTTTTTAGTCTTTGAGTGATTTCAACTTCGTTATCGTCACATATCCAAGGTACAAGATCAACATCAATGCCGCCAAACTGCATTGTAGTAAAAGTATCCAGTACAGTAATGTTATCATAACCGTCTAGAAGTAACTTTGAGGAGTTAACCTGAAGGGTGTTTCTGAACGCCACATCATGGTTGCCGAGGAATGTGATAAACGTGATGCCATTTTCTTGTAATTTATCAAAGAAATATTTACGACATAGATAGAGTGAATTGAAGTTAATAAACTTACGGCGGTCGAAAAGATCACCAAGTTGTACAACGGTTGTAACATTGTGATCCTTTAGATAAGGGAAGAACACGTTATCGTAGAACTTCTCTATGTATTTATGAAAATCTAAAGAATCACCTCTCATACCGAAGTGAGT